CGACGGCAACGAGACGTTCAGAATGGTTGATGGAAACCCAGTCCTTCCCCCTTCTTGGTCTGTTGCCTATGATGTCTATGCTGAAGCGGTTGTGGAAAGAGTCGATCACATTAGAGAAGTTGCGTCACTTTCTCCGGCATATGCCGCAGCGTGTGCCCGGGCTTTTAATTTAGACGACACCGATCCTCAAGCGCTGGAGGACTTCTTGCAACATGAATTGTGGAAGGTAGGCGCCACCGCACCGAGCGACGAAATAGAATAGCTAAATAAATCCCTTGACATCAGCCTCCATTCATGCTATATTAATAATAGGAGGAAGGATGAGAACAGTTTTATTGATAGTTACCGGTTTGTCTTTAGGTTGGGGATTGAGCTATTTGCCTGATTTATCAACAGACGAATCACGGACCACAACAGTGATCGATCAGGCGCGCCTTGATGATGAGAGCACTAACTTGTTGTGGAGCGTAGATTTGACGGATTTAGAGCTAGGAGTTTGTTATGACGAACGCTAAATCCGCCAACAAAAAGGCATCTCTCGCCTTGCCTGCCTTGATTTAAACCGGAGTCTATGTGAAATTTGCACATATTGCCGATACTCATATTAAAAATTTGAAGTATCATTATGAATATCGTATCGTTTTTGAACAATTATATAAAACACTACGAGAACAAGAAGTCGATTATATAATTCATTGTGGCGATATCGCCCACACTAAAACACAAATCTCGCCAGAATTTGTTGAGATGTGTTCGGGCTTTTTCCGGAGTTTAGCGGAGATCGCCCCAACATACATTATTCTTGGTAACCACGACGGTAACTTAAAGAACAGCAGCCGCCAAGACGCATTGAGTCCGATTGTGGATGCACTGGATTTACCCAATCTGCATCTATTAAAAGACGCCGGCGAAACTCATATCGACGATGACTTTTGTCTGAACGTGCTATCGGTATTCGATCGAGACACCTGGGTTAAACCAACCAACACAGACAAGATTAACATCGCACTCTATCATGGCTCTATCAGTCGATGTAAGACTGACATGAACTGGACAATGGCTAACGGTGAAGACGAGATCAGCATCTTTAATGACTTTGATTTCTCGATGCTTGGAGACATTCACCGCCGCCAGTTTCTAGATGAAGACGGCCGCGTGTGGTATGCAGGCTCAACCGTGCAGCAGAACCATGGCGAAACTAATGATAAAGGTATTCTTATTTGGGATATTAAGTCAAAGGACGAGTGGGACATTGAGCCGGTCGTGTTTGAGAACCCCAAGCCGTTCTTCACGATTCCCCTGACTCTTAAGGGGCGTATGCCCAGAAACCTGAAAGTGCCGCCCAACGCACGCATGCGCCTCGTCAGCACTAACAATCTACCTCTTGATGTGATGAAGCGCGCCATGGAGATTGCAAAACACAGATTCAATCCAGAATCTATCTCATTTCTTAATCGTGCCGCAGGGGAACGAGGAAATGTGGAGGAGATTACAAATTCACTCCTCACCGAAAATCTTCGAGACATCAAAGTTCAAGAAGAATTGGTTGATGAATATCTGTCAGACTTTCAGGTCGACAGCGAGACCATGGAAACTGTTTATGAGTTGAATCGCAAATACAATGAAATTGTCAACAAGGAAGAAGAAATCTCCAGAAATGTTAACTGGAGACTGTTGAATTTCAAATGGGATAACTTGTTTAATTACGGAGAAGGCAACAGCGTCAGCTTTGATAATCTTGGTGGAATTGTCGGAATCTTTGGAAAGAACTTTTCCGGAAAGAGTTCCATAATCGATGGTATCCTTTACACGCTCTTTAATACAACTTCTAAGAATGAACGTAAAAATCTCAATATTATTAATCAGAACAAGGGTTATGGTTCTGGAGAATTAGAAATAGCCATCGGTCCAAAAATTTATACAATTTGCCGCAAGTCTACAAAGTATACCAAACGCATTAAAGGAGAAGAGTCCCTCGAGGCCAAGACCGACTTAAACTTTGAAGTGTATGATGAAGTTACAGGAGAGACAATCTCTTTAAACGGGCTCACGCGCAACCACACGGACGCTAACATCAGAAAGCACTTTGGCTCCATGGAAGACTTTCTCGTGTCTTCTCTGGCTAGCCAGCACGGCTCGTTGACGTTTCTCAACGAAGGCTCGACAAGGCGCAAGGAGATCATCGCTAAATTCCTAGATCTAGAGCAGTTCGATAAGAAGTTTAAGTTGGCGAAAGAAGATTCGATTGATGCCCGCGGCGCCCTGAAGAAGCTCGAAGACAGAAATTATGATGAAGAATTATCTGCAGCCCTAGAGGAACTCCGAGAATGTAAAAGTCAATTGCAAGAAAACAAGGTGTCCTGTGGGACGATAGAAGAACAAATTTCAGTTTTGTCCGGTAAATCTATAATGTTACAGACGACAATTGACAGTATGCCCAGCAAGGTGACTGATCTTGCTAAAACAAAGACAGAGCTTGGTAAGAAAAACAACCAATTATCATCACTTGAAACCCAGACATATGATTACCGCGAGGAGCTATCGACTGCAAAAACGCAACACGAGAAAATACTCGCCATTCTTGAAGTGCTGGATATTGATGAATTGACTACAAAACAAGAGAAGATCAATAATCTCACTGAAAGACTCCAAGTGCAATCCCAAGCCACTTCTGATATAGATGCTAGTATACTTTCTTCGGAAGATAAGACACAGCTACTGGAAGGGATCCCATGCGGGACCACTTTCCCTGCGTGTAAGTTTATTAGAGATGCCAACGCTGCAGCAGCACGCCTTCCAGTTTTGATGGAAGAAAAAGCAGACAAAGAAGAAATCAGCCACGAGTTGGAGAAAGGTATTGCTGCTTTAGAACCCTATCGTGTTACTGGGATGATTGAAAAATATGCTACATTTGAAAACGATAGGGGCATCTATGAGCGCCGCATTGAGTCGCTTGGTTTAACGATCGAGCGCAATATCGCTGGTACTGATAAGCTAAACATAGAAATAGAACAATTAAGTGCAACAATCGAGGAATATAACGAAAACAGGGAAGTCATCGAAAACCTTGAGTATCTAATCAAACAACGCGATCTAACCATGGTATCGATGTCTGCAAGAGAAAAAGAATTAGAGACTTGTAAAACATCGATGTTTGAACACTATCGCCAAATTGGATCACTGGAACAGAAAGTAGAAGAAGTTAAGAATGCAAAAACGGAATACACCCAACTCCGTCGAGAGTACGCAGCCTATGACCTGTTCATGCGCTGTATGCATTCGAATGGTATCGCGTACGATATCATAAAAAAGAAAATTCCAGTTATAAATCAAGAAGTCGCGAAGATGCTTGCGAATATTGTTGACTTTGAAATTTTCTTTTCCAGCAATGGCAACAAACTTGACGTCTTTATCAAACATCCATTGCACGACGAGCGCCCCATTGATATGGGCTCCGGCGCGGAGAAAACAGTCGCAGCCATGGCCATTCGTTTGGCGCTTTTGAGTGTATCGTCATTGCCCAAAGGCGATGTATTTATCCTCGATGAACCGGGCACCGCACTGGACGAAGAGAATATGGAGGGTTTTATTCGTATCTTGGAACTAATTAAGGTATATTTTAAGAACGTTTTGCTGATCTCTCACCTTGATTCTCTCAAGGATTGCGTTGATATGCAAGTCGTGATTGAAAAGAAAGCAGGATACGCAAGGGTGAATCAATGAGCGACAATGATACCAAAGAAGACAAAAACGAATTTGACTTTCTGCCTCCCGCGGAGCCACCACCCTCCTTTAATCAGGAGAAAGACCACTATCACGAACAGGTAGATGCTGAAGATTTCGGTATGGTTGAGGACTTCGGTCTCCAGATGGAATACTCTGATGAAGATCTCCTCCCAGAAAACACAGCACCCTCTTCGTTGAATGTGGGCTTTGTTGGCGTCGGCGGTGGAGGCAACAAAATGGCCAATGCTTTTATAGAGCTTGGTTTCAATAAAACACTGCTTGTCAATACGACAGGCAAGGATATCCCAAAGAATGTCGAAGAAGATCATGTTGTTCTAATTCCAGATTCAGACGGTATCGGCAAGAACGTTGAGTATGGCAAAGAAGTCTTGGCTCAAAACGGCGCCATTATTGAAGATGCTTTGCGTATTAAGCTCGGCAAGGTCGACTGGCTGTTTATTCTCGCAGGCGGTGGTGGTGGAACTGGAAGTTCAGTTACTGCTCTTCAGCCCGTGTTCGAGCGCTATCTGCGCTCGGTCCAAGCCGCCGGTCGGGTTGTTTACATAGTATCTTGGCCAACAGCACAAGAAAATCTTAACCCCACAATCGCTCGTAACGCGCTGACATTGGCAAACGATGTCGTCCCGCACCCGCACATTGTTCTTGACAATGAACGAGCCACACGTTTACTGCGTGGCAGAATCGGCATGCTTGGCATGTATCCTGTCGCCAACACACAATTTGCTAAGTCGTTTGCTCAAGTACTAAAACTCTCCACCGAGGATTCACCGATCCAATCTTTTGATTCGAAGGATTTGGAAACTTGCTTGAGTAATGACGGTCGTGCCTTTTTAGGTTCGACTATGATAAAAGATCCAAATACTGGAAAGCTTGGATCGGTGATCCTTCATAACTGCATGAATCGTTCTGCATGTCCTCCTCCCAAGGGAAAGGCCGCGGCAGGCTCGTTAGTACTAGTTGTGTCGGAAGAAATGGCATCAGACCCGAAGGTTAGTAAAAACATCGAGTCAGCGATTGCTTATGTTGGTGGAAGATGCGAGACCCTTTTCTCGGGAGTTTACATTAGAAAGAATGTGCCCGGATTGATTGCGATACTAAGTATGAATGGATTAGCGACATAAGGAATAATGAAATGAAAGTTACAAAATCACAACTTAAACAGATTATCAAAGAAGAGCTTGCTACGATTAGTGAAGGTGACACTGACTTGCGTGACTATGGTGTGGAGGAAGACCCACGAAGCCCCCAAGAACACCAACAAGAAGATCTTAATGATATTCTAAAACGCTTAAGTGATCCCGAACAAAGAGAACATGTTAAAGCCGCACTTGAACAATCAGGAGTGCTTGAGTTGGATCCGATAAAAAACAAAAAAGCAATACAATTTATTATGAACGCACATCGTCAGCATGCCGGTGGAGCGTTGGACAGCATATTGGTTACAATAGCCGATGAAGTTTTAAAGGTGAGAGTATGATGAGAATACTAAGCATGAATGGATTGAAACAATAGGAGGATAGAGTGGACCCTTTTCGCAAACTGAATGATTGGTTGGCATGGAGAGGGATTACGTGGAACGAACTTAGCTACATTATTGCCTCTGTTAGCACATTAACAGCAATTATAGGTTTCTCAATTTGGATGTTAACACAATGAAAATTACTAAATCACAAATAAAGCAAATCCTTCTCGAAGAGACTGAATCGAATGATAAGCTTATTAGCGCTATTCGAGATCTTACTTCAAAAATAGAAGAACTAGACGTCAGTGTAGATTATCTCTCGGCCGCATTTACTGGCGAAGATCCCATGAGTTTGGGTGTTGCTCAAAAAACCATGGGACGCTTTGCTGCACCCACTCGAAAGTCTTCTCTCCCGCCTCTCCCGAAGGACATTGACGAAGCGCAATTAAAACAATATGTTATGGAAGCCTTGGATGAAGTATTGGGGCCCGATGCAAAGACTGAAGACTACATTGAAGATTTTGAAGATTCCGACGCCCCACAGTTTAAAGGCAAAAGCAAAGAGAAGAGAAGGCAAATGGCAATTGCTGCCTCAATGTCTGCAAAAAAGGAGCCTAAATGATGGCTAGAACAAAAGCATTTATTGATACATGGTTAGAAAAATTTACATCCCGCAAGCTATTGGTGTGGACCACCGCGTCTGTGTTGGCATTTACTGGCTATTTGACCAGTAGTGATTGGGTTACTATTTCTATCGTATTCATCGGCACGCAAGGTGCCGTCGACATTGTAGAGAGATTGAGAGGGTAGCGTGACCGCCAAGATAGTGTTGCAATTTGTCATAAAGAATTGGAAAAGCATCTTAATGGTGCTTCTCTCATTAGGTATTATCGGCAAGATGCGTTATGACTATAAACAACTCCAGCGCGCCTACGAGGTCACAGAGGACTCCCTCAAAGCTCAAATCGATGGGCTCAAAGACATCCACCAGCGCGAAATAGCAGCACGTGAAGAGACACTCAACGAGTATCACGACTTGCTTAAGCAGATTGAAAGCGACTATTTAGAGAGCCAAGATGCGCTCCAAGAGTTGATCGATCGCAGAAGAGAAGATTATGGAAGACAATTTTCAGAAGACCCCACCTCGTTGGTTGACGAGATTCAGTCGATGTACGGATTTGATTATGTTCCTTAGTCTATTGATGCTATTATTTAGCCCAGCGTCCGCTGACGAGGGAAGGTTCACTTTCTTGGGTCAGCAACAGTGCGCACCGTTTGAAGGCGTCTTATTCGATCCTCCTGCACTTGCTACGATTCTTGCAAGACAATCCACAGCAAACCTAGCATGCCAAGCGCGAATAGAGTACGAGTTATCTGTCGAAGCTGCGGGATACGATCTAGAAATCCAAGAGCTACAGATTTCTCTCGATGCCTTAAGAGAAGAAAGCACTCTTATGATAACACAAAAAGATTTAGAGATACAACAACTCCAAGAATCCATTCTACGCCAGTCTTCCGACAATAGGCTGTGGTGGTATGTCGGAGGCGTTGCGACCGGTGTGGCGGCATCCTACGGCGCGTATAGGCTATTCAATGAGTGACAAAGAGAAACTAAATAATATCGCAGCAGTTGAAAAGGCGATCTCCCAGAAATACGGCACCGAGGCAATTCAGAACCCCAAGGCGAACTGGGACGAGAACAAAGAAAAGGAATACCTGGAGCAATCCAAAGAATTCTATCAGAAATCTTACCAGAAAGATGAACAACAGGAAAAAGTTGACATTAATGGCATAAAGGTTTCAAAAAAACTACTTAATAGAGAATCTCTAAGATGTTGTTCGGTCTGTGGATCTTATCCAAAGAAATCGATGGACGATGTTTGTCTCACTAAATTTGATTGTTGCAACAAGTGTTACATTCAATATGTGGACGGTAGAGAGAAGAGATGGCTAGAAGGATGGAGACCAAAATGAAAATAACTAAATCGATATTAGCTCAAATTATTAAAGAAGAATTGGACCATTTTAACGAAAGTGAGATCGCCGCGGCAGCCCCAGAAGAAGCAGTCGCAGCGGATCTAGATCAAAGCAAAACAGATCTCCAGAAAGCCACCCGCGCAACAACCAGTTCTAAACTCGCTCAACAGATTGGAGATCTCGCACCACATGAAGTTAAGGCGCAAAACTTTCTGCGCGCATTAGCGGCAGTTATGCAAGAGCCGGGAAACCAATCAGATGCGCGAGTTCTCACGTTCCTCCAACGCGCGTTGGAACAAGCCCAAGCAAAGGTAAAGAGGTAATTAATAATGGCAACAGTATATGAAATAGTACAGGGACTTTCACAAGCCGCAGCAAACGCATACGATGGAGCGCTTGGAGAAGACTATGAACCAGTAAAGACCGGCGCACTTCGCCGCGAAGAAGGCGACATGCTTATTGACCAGCGTGTGATGGATGGTTTTGGTGTGAAGTTTTATGGCAACATGATGTGTCTCACATACCAATCGGAAATTCAGCTTAAAGAGGTTTATGGTCCTGGTTTTGAGAGTGACATTGACCAGCGCATGACTGACATCTCCAAGTGGCTTAAGAAAGAATACAAACGTATTACTGGCGACTCTGTGACTCTTACTGTTGAAGGGGAGGTCGACATTCGTGCCGAAAACTCATCCCGCGTACGCTCTTGGGTGACTGCGAAGAAGCACTTTAAGGTCGGCGGACTTGACGAGGCGATGAATGACGATAACTCTGGCAACAATGCGCCCGTTGAAAAGAGTTGGGAAACCTTCCTAGGCCAAGGCGGCTGGAACGGTACTGGCGGAAAGCGCCCTGATAATGACAGCCGCAAGAAGGATAAGGGCCCACAATCATAACAAACATAATGATGCATGAGTTTTCAACTAGACAAAAAACAAAAAGTAAAAGAGATATTAAAGTGCGGTAAGGATCCCGCTTATTTCTTAAAGACATACGCCCGTATATCCCATCCGATGCACGGGCTTATTTTATTTGATACCTATGATTTCCAAGATAGCCTGTTACAAGATTTTAATGATTATCGTTTTAATGTTATTTTAAAAGGGCGACAGCTTGGTATATCAACCGTTACCGCTGGTTATATCGTGTGGCTTATGTTATTCCATCGCGATAAATCGATTCTTGTCATGGCGACCAAGTTTGCGACCGCAGGAAACCTTGTAAAGAAAGTAAAAGGTGTCATGCGCCACCTTCCCGATTGGTTGAGAATATCGACTATTGATGTAGATAACCGTACATCCTTTGAGCTTTCCAATGGGTCAACTATCAAAGCTGCCTCAACCTCCGGCGATGCTGGTCGTTCGGAAGCTCTGTCACTTTTAGTGCTCGACGAGGCTGCTCACATTGAAGGGCTCGAAGAATTATGGACAGGTCTTTACCCAACGCTATCAACGGGTGGTCGATGCATCGCACTGTCGACTCCCAATGGTGTCGGAAACTGGTTTCATAAAACATGCACAGGCGCCGAAGCTAGCACCAACAATTTTCACTTAACTACACTCCCTTGGGATGTACACCCCGATCGCGATCACGAATGGTACAAGAAAGAAACTAGAAACATGTCCAAGAGACAGATCGCACAGGAGTTGGAATGCAGTTTCAATACTTCTGGCGAAACTGTTATCGACCCAGATGACATGGAATGGTTGCTGTCAAACGTACGCGAGCCCAAGTACCGCACTGGCTTTGACCGTAACTTCTGGATTTGGGAAGAATTTGATCCGTCATGCAACTACCTCATATCTGTTGATGTGTCGAGAGGTGATGGCGCCGATTTCTCAACATTTCACATTATTAAATTAGAGACTCTAGAAATCATCGGAGAATATCAGGGCAAGCTTACTCCCGATTTGTTTGCAACGATGTTAAATCAAGTTGGTCGAGAATTCGGAAATGCCATGATGGTGGTAGAGAACAATAATATCGGCTACACTGTTTTAGACAAACTAACAGAATATGCATATCCTAATATTTACTATTCTATTAAGTCAACTCACGAGTATGTGGAGCAACACATCGCAGAACATACAACATCTGCAATTGCTGGATTTACAACTTCTATGAAAACGCGCCCTTTGATTGTCGCGAAATTAGAGGAGTTTATAAGAAATAAACTAATTAAGGTATATTCATCGCGTACCGTGAATGAATTTAAGACGTTTATTTGGAGGGCCGGCAAACCCCAAGCAATGAAAAGCTATAATGATGATTTAATCATGGCTTTAGCAATTGCTTGTTGGGTAAGAGATACGGCTATTCAGACAAACGCTCGCAATTTAAATTATCAAAAGGCCTTCGTTGATGCAATTTACACGGTTAAAACTACTATGAACACACAGATAAAAGGCCAAGATGGCTACAAACCCAATAATACAACTGATATAATGTCTGAAGCAAAGTCTTATTGGGACGAATATAAGTGGATTATAAAGTGAGGAATATAAACTAAATGGCACAACGAAATAGAAATCAAGGAAACAACCCGGCAAATAGGGAAAATAATCTATTCAAGGCTCTTACGCGGTTGTTCTCTGGTCCGATTATCAACTACCGTTCGCAGACCGGTAGACGCATACGCCGCCAGCATTTGGATAAGTTCTCCTCGCGCTTTAAAACTGCATCAGGACAACAGTTCAAAAAGGCGCAATATAACCCGCTTGATACGATTGCATCAAACGCTATACAGAACCAGCGACGATCCGAACGCTATGTGGATTTCGATCAGATGGAATACATGCCAGAGATCGCCTCTACAATGGATATCTACGCAGACGAGATGACAACTTATTCAGAGTTGCGTCCGATGCTTAATGTAAAGTCTGGCAATGAAGAAATCAAGGCAGTCTTAACGACACTTTATGAGCAAATTCTTAATGTTCAGTATAACCTGTTCGGCTGGTCTCGTACGATGTGCAAATACGGTGACTTCTTTTTGTTTCTCGATATTGATGATAGCTTTGGCGTGAAGTCGGTCATCGCTCTCCCACCAATGGAAGTTGAAAGACTTGAAGGGCAAGACTCTACTAATCCCAATTACGTCCAATACCAGTGGAACTCTGCCGGTATGACTTTTGAAAATTGGCAGGTTGCACATTTCCGTATCCTTGGTAACGATAAGTATGCCCCATATGGAACCTCCATTCTTGAACCTTCCCGTCGTATCTGGCGCCAGCTAACCCTGATGGAAGATGCTATGATGGCATATCGTGTTATCCGCTCGTCGGAACGGCGTGTTTTTAAGATTGATGTCGGCGCAGTGCCGCCAAACGAGGTTGAGCAGTTCATGCAAAAGACTGTATCGCAACTTAAGCGACATTCTGTTGTTGATGCCAAAACTGGACGCATTGACCTTCGCTACAATCCTATGTCTGTCGAGGAAGATTATTTTATTCCTGTTCGTGCAGGTTCCGTAACAGATATTCAGAATCTTGCTGGTGGGCAGAACACTACACAAATCGACGATATCAAGTATCTTAGAGATAAACTCTTCTCTGCTCTTAAGATTCCTCAATCTTATCTGGCGATGGGAGAAGGCGCCGCGGAAGATAAAGCCACATTGGCCCAAAAGGACATTCGTTTTGCGAGAACAGTACAGAGGCTACAGCGAGTTATTATTTCCGAGCTAGAAAAGATTGGCATCATTCATCTTTATACTCTTGGTTTCCGCGGAGATGACCTTCTGGGCTTCTCCTTATCTCTTAACAACCCATCGAAGATCGCAGAACTTCAAGAACTTGAGCATTGGAAGCAAAAGTTTGACATCGCCGGATCTGCAACAGAAGGCTATTTCTCGCGACGTTGGGTTGCCGAGCACATCTTTAATATGTCCAACGAAGAGTTCGTACGCAACCAACGCGAAATGTACTATGACCGTACTCATGATGCAGAGCTTCAGCAAGTGGCGGAAGCGGCTGCAGCAGCAGGAGGCGGCGGACTCGGTGGAGATCTCGGCGGTGACCTTGGTGGCGACCTTGGTGGCGACCTTGGCGGAGATCTTGGCGGCGACCTAGGCGGTGACCTTGGTGGTGGACCTGAAGAAATACCCGCCGGCGATGCGGCAGCAGGCGATGCCGCGGCAGAATCGGCCCTATTGGCGGTACCGCCAGGTTCCCGCGACGTTCGTACTTATAAAGGCGGAGCCACATATCGTCCTGTCGCGACGGACAAGCGTCCAGCCGGCGCCAGACGGCGCTCTATAGCCGCGGCCGGCTCTAAAGAAAAGAGTAGTTCGACACTTCGAAACACCTTTCCTGGTATGACAGATATCAACACTCTAACGGGAATGCATGGTTTAGCAAGTCTTTATGAGCAAGATCAATCTATTTATAAGTTGAAAGAGAAATCAGAAGAGGATAAATTATTTGAACTCAATGATTCTATTCGATCTTTGATCGAGGGTCTTGAAGAAAAAGAAATATTAACGGAGCAACAAGATGAAGATAAAACACAACAAAAAGCGTAATACAGCATTCGTGTTTGAAGCACTTATACGCGAAGCGACAGTGGCAATTATAAAAGAGAACCCTGGCACTAAAGAAAAAGTTGTTTCAATTATTAAAAAGCATTTTGTTCCCGGCTCTGTACTATACAGAGATCTCCAAAACTATCGGTCTCTGTATGAGAACCAAAGCCTCCCAAGGGACATAGCGGAGAAGATCGTAAAAGAAGCAAAACTCGCTAGCCGTTTGTTAGATACGGAAGGCTTGTTTTTAAGCCAAAGTGATCTTATCGCGGATGTTAACAAAGAATTAACGCCAGAAGTCTTTAATAATTTCGTTCCCAATTATAAAACTTTAGCATCTATCGCACAAATGTTCTCCGATAAACCATCACCCAAAAGCACAGTTATTCTTGAAAATAATATTATCGAAAACATGACACTATCAGAGACCAAGCAAGAAACGATGGAGCCTATCGACAATTTGATTATGACCTCCTTTGTTAAGAGGTTCAATGAGAAATATAAGGATGAGTTATTAGAGAATCAGAAGGTTCTCTTGAACCACTACATCACTTCCTTTGCCGATAACGGAATACAGCTTAAGACGTTTTTAAATACAGAAATTACTTCTTTGAAAGAAGCCCTTGTCTCGTCTCTGGAAGGTGAAGACTTTGCTGGTGACGAAGGATTGACGTCAAAGACAAAGCAGGTGATTGAAAAACTAGACGGCTATCGCGCCCGCGGCATAGAAGAAAATGTCATATTTTCTATATTAAAGACTCAAGCGCTCGTAAAGGAAATTAATAACAATGGCGATTAAGATCACAATTAAGAAAGGAGAGAAGTCTTCAATAGTCACACTGGAGATGAATGTCCGTAAAGCTCTTAATGGAGATCTAATGATTTTCGATCATGGAGATATCGATATAGTTCTATCTCCTACTACGAACAAGATTCTTGCTTTTCCAAAAGAATCTTTAAACGATTTAGTATATGGAGCCCAAAACAGATTGTTTACGTATCTATATAAGCGCGGTGTCGTCTTACCGGAATCTATTCAGACGGGCGCATTCTTCGGCGCATTGGTGGCGGATTTGCAGACCCCCTTTAAAGAGGGGATCGAGTCTGCTCAATTGGCGCTCGTAAACATTTCTAGTTTTATTGATGAAGAGCGCCCATACTTTGAGGCTACCGAAGCAATCATTGCAATGGACGATGAAGCGTTAACTCACCCAGACAAGACAGACTCCACGGAGCTTGGAGAGGTGCCTCAACGCGATGAGCAAGGATCTATCCGCCCTGGATTTATAAGAAGCCCATATGCGCTAAATTATCTATATACAGTTTAGGAGATACACATGTCTGAAATGAAATTGATAATGGAGAGTTGGGAAAACTTCGTAACCGAAACCGCGGCAGAAGAAGAAGCCGCTCAAGGAACGACGTGGCTCGGCTTAAAAAATTCTATTGAAGCTGCCAAAGAAATGGCTGCCGGCGAAGTAACGGCAGAGCGCAAAAAAGAATTACTGAAGATATTAGGTGGTGTGGGGTTCGCCCTCGCGGCCACTCTTGCTACCGGACCATTGGCAGCTGCCGTCGCAGTCGTCGGCACCACCGCGACAGTCGGAGGAACCGTAGCCAAAATGTTCCGGTTGTATGCCCAACAGCCCGATGTGGAAACCAAAGATAATCCGATACTAGCTTTATTTAATCTGGATGATGGCTTTGAAAAACTCATTGATGATAAACTTGAAGATGCATTTATTACAAATATAATGCCAAAGATAGAACAAATGGCTCAAGCCGCCCCTGATGAGCCTATAGAAGATATGGATAAGGCAGTTAACCTATGGCTGTCTGAACAAGACTTGGGCGGCTCCACTGGCAACATCGCCGCAAAGACCAACGCAGGATAATAATGGAACTATTAACATTTATATTGGCAGCCTATGGGCTCACACAAATCTTGGTCTTCAGCGAGCACCCTGTTCTTAAAAAATTAAGACCAGCGAAAGATTCACTTAGAGGATATGGAAAGTTATTTAATTGCCCAATGTGCATGGGGTATCATGTTGGTTGGTTTTTGATGTTGCTTTCTCCATACACCGAACTATTTAATTTTGACGTTAGTGTTGCTAACTTCTTCATTCTCGGTTGGTTATCTTCTGGAACATCTTATGTTTTGAATATGATCTTTGGAGACACAGGAATACAACACTCACCTAAAATGGAGATTTCAAATGAACGACACATGGATTAGAAAGTGGATGCTTCAACCGGTCAGGCTTTGCAAATCAGGCTGCTGACTCGCGCGGGTAACGCCCGCATTTTTTATTAAGGATTAAACAATGAGTAAAGTATTATTACGAGAATATTATGAACTATGCGAAGGCGGCGTTTGTCAAGATCTTCTCACCGAAGACGAAAAGAAATTTGTGACAGAAGGCGGCATGATTTTATCTGGTATCATGCAGATGGCCGAGACTGTCAACGGTAACGGTCGCATGTACCCCTCTTCAGTTTTGATGAAAGAGGTAAAGAATTATCAAAAACTCGTACAAGAACGCCGTGCCCTAGGCGAGCTTGATCATCCTGATGATTCCGTAATCAATCTTAAGAACGCATCTCATATTGTAACATCTTGCTGGATGGAAGACAAGAAGGTGATGGGTAAGATCAAAGTACTTGAAACCCCTTCTGGCAAGATTCTAAGGTCTCTCGTTGAGGGTGGTTGTGCTATCGGAATCTCTTCGAGAGGAATGGGATCAGTAACAGAGAGCAATGGGCAAACTATCGTAGAGGACGACTTCCAGTTGATTTGCTTTGATGTGGTATCGGAGCCTTCGACTCCTGGCGCATTTATGATGAAAGAAGCCAAAGAATATAAGAACGAAGTATTTACCAAGTCCGACCGCATTTATCGTTTGTTAAATGAGGTCCTAGACGATGAGTGATGAGGCTAACCAGTTTCACGACGATTGGAATGAGTTC